TGTAGTTTCTCTCATTTGCAAACTGAACGAGATAATCTAAAAGACCGATGTATAGATTATGAGTGTGTACATTATAAAGGCGAATTAAACCATCCCAAACTTTATTCTTGTAAGCAGGTGTATACTGGTAATTTGGAACCTTAAAGGAAAAAAAATCAGATAGTTCTTTTGCAATTGATCTTTCGCAATCAACTCTCAGATATACCTCATCTCTCTTAGTTATCGATATATCAGTTCGTTCCATTCGTAAACTTAATCCAATCTATTGCTGATTTTATAGTCCATTGTCTGCTTGAAATAATCTTAACTACTTCTTCAATGTATTTTACTTTTTCTTTTTGATAAAAAATCTTATTCTTTAAGTCGATAATTTGCTCATCAGAGTCAATAAATTTGTCTATATCAGTCTTAAGAACATTGTGTTGAAACGGTTCCAATCCTTCTTCATTCAGTTCCTCTTGACTCATCTTCCCTGTGTAGTAAAGCCACTTCTTCTTTCGCAGGATACTGAAGTCTGACTCCATCTTTTGTAGAACAAGTTTCTCATCCAACATGAATGTGAGATACTTGTTATGCATTTGAGGCGTTTTAATAGACTCAATATCAAGTTCAGTCTTATCAATAACCATATCACGTTCAATCATGTGCTTTAAATCATTTAAGTTCATAGTCACTCCTAGTTATATTTTACTAGGAAAGTATTGTAAGTCAAGAGTTTCGGATGATATCGTAGGTTGTGAATTTAAATGTTGCAGTTGCGGTAATCGCCTGAGGATCTTCTGTTGTAGAATCAAATTGCAAACCACCAATCGATGTAGGTATAACATTTGAAAACTCGACAACAAGTTGTGGCTGATATGAACTATTAAGTATCATTAATTCTGCACCTGTTGTAAACACATCTTCACCAACAAACTCCTTTGTGTCTTTATAGTTTGCTGCTGATCGTAACCAGTCATGTATCTCTAGCCAGTTTTTCATTTCCTCATCAACCAGAAACTCAACCGTTAGATCCTCATGATTATAAGCATCTCCAGCCTTAAATATTCTAGCACCATATCTAGATGGTTGTTCAATACCTTCTAAATTCAATGTAGGAAGATTAACCCTCTGACAAAAATATGTCATATTTGGAACCTTAGTCATGTTAAACATGAAATAGGTTTCTAATAACTGATTATCAGATTGAGGTTGTCTATATTGTGGATTTTCTATCGTCATAATTCCTCCTTACTATTTAGGAGGTTCTTCTTCTAGATCCTATTATCGATAACCCCAACATGGTTAATACGCCAGGTGCAGGTATAACTGCAAACTCAGGTACAACCGTAAAGAATATTCCCGCATCACTTTCACCTTGGATAATGCCAGGGCTTTCGATCCAAGAATCTGCGTAAGCGATCACAAACATCGTCGCAAATTCCCCAGGCTTTAAGCCTGAGGATTCCTCGTTTCCCTCAGTCCCCCAGTCCCAGTTATAGAGTCCTGTCTCATATGCAAAATTAACGTAGTCTGGATCGTTATAAAATGCATCAAATTGTTCTTCGAGTGGAGATGTCAAATAGCCTGGAATTGATAAAACTGACAGTTCATCTGACTTTACTCCAGTAAAAATATCAAAGTCTTCAATTGATGATTGTGACTCTGGACTGTTGTGTAAAGTATAAGTGATAAGAATAGCGTTATCAGGAACACCTACAAAATCTTGCTGATCATCCTCTGTGTATACAGCGGTTTCTACATATGCATTCCAACGTTCTCCATAAACGTCAGACTGAAAAAAGAGTTCTGGTTCACCAACGCCTGGTCCAGCAAGATCAGCCATCGCAGATGTAGTTATAGCAAGTGCAAGTGTTCGTTTAAACATAATATTCTCCAAGTATTTTATTACTCACTATTTATGATTTTAGCAATCTCCCCACTCGGCGAGAACTTTGAGGATTGCGTTAAAACCATCTACTCTATAGCGTCCTTCTGCATAGTCAGACAACACTTTCAATAAGTCGGTAAAACCAACGGTTCCGTCTTCGTTTAAGTCGGATGGACAAGAGTTGTCGGGGAAGATTTGTGCTGCACTTGTGTTTTCATAATACGCATCTGTATCCTCTGGATTATAAGCGACCCTACCACCGATACCGATGTAATCGGGACCAGTGATGCGAGCGATTCTCCAGTGATTGTCAAACTCAGTGGACTCCCAAGACCTGTCGTCACCATACATTTTGAATCGCATCAACTCACCCGCCCAATACCACGGATAACCAAAGTTTCCGTTCTCGTCAGGTGGAGGACAAAGCACTGTGCCGACTTCGTTCGGGGGTGCAGCACCAGCCCAGAAAATCACTCGGTCATCTTCAACAAGGTTGCCGACAAACTGTGGAATCTCAGGTGCGACTGTATTTGTGTTTGCATCATTACCGCTCTGTTGCCACGGAGTGTTCATCACAATCCACGAATCTGCCCACCAGTAATCTTGTTCTTGCAAGGATGTTTCATAGTCACCCCAAAACAAACCATCGATACCAGCGGTTTGATAATAGAATCTTGGAACATCGGTGTTCTGCCAGTAGACAGTTTGGTTTGGATTGTTTTGCATACACTCCCACCACTCACCTGC